GCCATTTTATTGGAACAACTCTATAAAACATGCTTCCAAGTTATTTATGTCATTAAAAAGGGGGAACTTAATCCCCCTTTAATTATTCTTGGTCGGTGATATCATCACCAGGTATATCTACATTATCCACTTCGGGTGTTGGTGGATTCTCTTGATAATATTCTAATGCTTCAATAGCACCTTGTAGTTTTAAAGCAACTACTTCATTATCTTTAATCTTCTTTGCTGCTTCTTGGTTTTCATTCACCAAATTTTGCAAACGCTCTTTAAATTGAGCAAGCATCGTTTCTTGCGATACCTTTTCTACTGGGTCTGTCATGATACGGTTTTGTTAGCTAACGTTTTCAAGAGTGACTTTATTTCACTTATTTCTGATTTTAACTCAGAAACCTCATTTTGTAAAGCCTGTCTTTCTGATATTTCTCTTTGACGCTTATTATAAGTCGCCATGTATTTATCATATTCTGATTGATTGGCATTAATTATAGCATTGGTATTAGGATCTCTAAACCAACCCTCTTTACCATCAACAGGTACTAAATCTTTTATGTCCATTATGTAGCAAGGCAAATAGCACGTAGGTCTGCAATTAAAGGTACTCTAGCTTGGTTTGAAGATCTCATTACAATCTTAAGTTGGAATGCATTGAAGTTCAATCCACTAGTTTCATAGTAGTAATCCTTCCAAAGAATTTCTTCTGATGGTGCATCATCATATTGTAATGGTGCTGGCATTAAAGTCCAACCAACTGAATCAACATCATCACCACTTCCTGTCATGAATACTCTATAGTATACTCTAACTTCAGCTTGTGGAGGACGTGACATCTGGAAATCAACTCTTATAGATCTCGATTCTCTTGCTAGTCTTGCAAGACGAGTTATATAAACAGCATCATTCTGATCACCAAATGGTAATACTGAAACATCCTGTGATGTATCTATATTATTTTGCTGACCGTATGCTTCAGGACCACCAGGCCACTTATTGATTCTATTCATTGTAGTTATTAATGAACATCTATCAAGGTCAACAACAGGAGATAGTGATTCCTTCTCTGTTGATAATTGAATCCTCATTGTGAGAGACTTAGTACCACTCAACTTAGCAAGTTCATTAACCTCAGAACAAATCATTCTTGGGTTATCGAAGAAGTTCATATTATTAAGAGTGATAGGAACATACGTTCCATCATTAACAAATGAAGCTTGATCAACACTAGTACTTCCATTACCAATAGAAGTTGCACTTGTTGTATTAACAGTTGTAGTAATATCAGTTTCTGGTAAATCCATTGTTGAAACATTTGGTGTCATAGTTTCAAATTGTGTATTCTGACTAGCCCAAATTAGATCACCACCACCACGTATACCATTTGTTGCTACACCTGTTATGTGAAGCATATAAGTATCTAACCAAGGACAAGATATACTTGTATGGGTCTTATTAATATCAATAAGTGGAATACCATCTAAGTTATAACACTCTACAATATCACCTGAAGAGTGTGCAACTTCAGTAGTACTATTAGCACCTCTACCACCAGTAGCTACTGTAATAGATTTACCATCACTTGCAACTGCAGCGTACTGAATAATCTCATCACCGATCTTAAGATAACCAGGATTACTAGCACTAATTGCTGCACCATTAACAACAGTATGGAAATCAGATCCATCCTCAACGTTAATAGTAGTGGTTCCAACTGACAATGCACTTGTTAATGCAGTATTAGCAATCTCTGATACAGCACCTTCAACAGTAACATTATTTGTTCTGTTGTGCATACAATGATTTCTATGATATATCAATACCTCTTTATCATCTGCTGCGAATGTAGGAACACTTGCTAGGTAAGCACCACGAGAATCTCCAGAGTACGTTACATTAGCTACACTACCAGTGAATCCACCAGACTCACTAATAGTCTCTGATGCAGTAAAGCTACCAGTCACGTTAGTAAGTATTAAAGTAGCACCAACATAACTCTTAACAAGTCCAGTAATACCTGAAGAACCTCCAGTTACAGTTTCACCAACTGTTAATGAACCTGTACCAGAACCAACTGTTATTGTTGCTTCTGCTTGATATGAAGTTAATATGTATGTGGAACCATCTAACCAGTTACCAGTTATATCTGTTACTGTAACAGTATCTGCAACAGATCCAGAAGTTGTAGATGAAACAACAGTTGCCTGTGCATTAGTTCCTGTTTGAGTTACCCTAGCACCATCAGTAAATGTATACTGAGTTGTTTGTGGATCTAATGATAATACTTGTTTAGGTTTAATAGTTTGAATTGGGTTATTAATTAATCTATGAACACCACCGTTACCCTTACCTTGTGGTGTGTTATTAAGAACTACAGTACCTTTCTCCTTTGTAAAGTTAGCACGATATATCGTGAACTTAAGGTCTTCATACTGATCAGCAGTCCATGTAGATGCGTTCTGTGACTTGAATAAGACACCAGCATAAGGCTGTTCTGATATAGTTCTAGTTCCTGTTACATCAACATCACCCATTCTAGAAATCCAGATCTTATATTCATTAGAGTCTGAAAGAAGAACGAAACAATATTCCGTAGATGACTTAATATATACAGGTGCTTTAAACTTGAAGTTAGTCTTAACAGATGCAGTTTCAGATATTTCAATATTATCTGGTGTAACTGTTATGTCAGAGAATGGTAGAATAGTCTTTGTTGGATAACCATTTTCCATTGTTCTAATTTGCATAGAAACTGGAATATTAGTATCCTTAGTATTAAAGAATAGATCAACACTAGATATGAATACACCACCTTCTTCTTCAACAATGAATGATTGAGCAAGAGGGTCATACCAACCAATCTGTCTAGATTCTGTTCTAGTAGTTGTAACAACTCTATCTTCACTAACTGTATCTCTAACAATCTCAGCATTTCTAACTGCGAGAACATTTTCTTGAACAGTCTGTAAAGTACCAGATGCTGAGTATGTAGTATCTGCAGATGAATCAACTGCTCCTAATGCCTTACTATTCTCTTCAGAAGTTGTGAATCTAAAGGATCTAGTACCTGTAGCCCAACGAGGGTTAGCATCATTCTTAGGAGAAGGTATAAAGAAACATCCTTGAATATTACCAACGTTGTCTGTTAACAGACGACGATCTCTAACAACTGCTCTAGCACCAGATGTTTGACCAACTAGAACTTCACCTACCTGCATATTACCAAAGTAATCTGGAGATACAGTTTCTGATATAGCAGTTATATCATGATTTAAATATATTGTTTGTGAAGAATATGAAGTAGGAAGAACTTCTGTACCCTTACCATAAGGATTAGTTTTATATCCATCATCAGGTGCAGCAACCTTTACTTGCATTCTTGAAGTTTCTCCTATAACTGTTTCACCAACAACAAATGGAGTCTCATTAGTACGAGCATCAGTTGTAGAGTTTTTAATTATCTCAATTACTTTAGGTGTAATACTAGTTGTAACGTTAACACCATCAAAGAATGCATAGAATCTTGTACGTGGCTTCATACGATCAACGTTGAATCCTATATTACGAGATCTAATCCAAGGAATAGTACTTCTAGAAAGAACTGTATCACCTAATGATCTTCTTTCAATCTTAGGAACAACCCTAGAACGAACACCTTGACGTGCCTGATTATTAACAACACGATAAGTACGACGCTCATGTAGATAGAATAGACCTTGACGACGCTGACCGTGACCTGCACGACCTAACTGACGACCAACACCAAATGTACCTGAAGAAGATCTTTGTGATGATGAAGACTGTAATGTTTCACCAGTCCAGTTAGTCTGCCAAGAACCCCATTGAATAGGTGCGAAACCGTTCTGATCAACCTGCATATCCTTAGATACGGATGAGAAGTCTCCTTCGATGTTCTCAACACGAGCTGGAAGACGCTCAATATCAACCCAGTCATCAGATGCTGGAGTAAGATCAATACGTCCAATGAATGTGAATACGTTGAATGGGTTAATGTTCTCAGTTCTTGAAGCATATGGCTGTGTAATAATAGCCTCATCTTCAAAAGGTAACATAATTACATTACCTTCAGTCTTCTGAACATCAACAGAATCTGATTCATTATATACAAGTCCAACGTTAGTTGTGTAATGCTGAGGTCGTAATTGACCTTCTCTAAAATCTAGAGAACACTTATAATCTGCATTTAAAACATCCCCAATAGTATGATCGGTAAAGTCATCAACAATATATCCATTCTTTAATCTATCAAATCCGTTCTCATCATATGTCTTAGTATTATCTGCCTGAGATTCAAGCATTGATAATGATGTATAGTATTCAACGTTAGTTAAACGATTCTCCAAATCACCAATATCTTTCATCGTATAACGACGAATAACTTCTGCAGTTATAAGACAATCTCTTTCTGGATCAAAGACGTATGGCTTATATTCTATAGTTGCCAACAACATAGAGTTCTCAACTCTATCTGGTGGAATAAGAAACTTACCAGAGACACCTTTTTGTACTCTTAATTTACTATCATGTGAAAGATAGAGGTAATCAATTCTTGGTAGATACCATGTATAGTCTGCTCTGAATGAAGAATTGACCTGCATAATATCAAATACGGTTGCAGCACCAGAACCACTGACTGTAGAGAATACTCTAGATACAAAGTCAAAAGTAGTACAGTTAACATAATATGGAGAACCCATACTACCTTGACCATTACGCAATTCTTTTACGCCTGGACGGAAGTCAATTTGATCTCTAATATACTTAATAGAACCATCAAGTTTATAGTTAGGAATCTCTTTATAAGTTATACCAGTATAAGATTCGTTAGAGAAGTAATCACCTGAAGATTCGTGTGATAGGTAATCAAATATAATTAACAGTCTTCTTGATGGTGCAATAGTAGATGGCAATCTAGTAAGTCTAGAAGCATCATAATAATTAGTTCTTTGACCAGCTTCTAAAGTAAATTGATCTGTAATAACTTTACTACCAAGGAATATTGATCCAGCACTATCATCAACAATACCAGCAAGAGCACCACCAGCAGCATCAAATCCATTTATAGTTTCACCTATAATAAATGGTTTTTCATTCAATGCAACAAAGAAAAGTTTTAATGCAGAGTTTTCAAAACTAATAACTCTACCTCTTGCTCCAGATGTTTTACCTTCTATTAAAGTACCTGCAGCAAAGAATACAGATTCAGTTAATATAACATATGGTGATGATGCATCATTATTATCATATGACTCGTATATTGCATGAATATTATATACATCATTAATACCAAATGAGATTGCCTCATCTTGTACTCTAGTACCATATAAAGAACTATATTCTAGACCTGTTGGTTGTGTATCTAATTTCTGATTTGTCTTGAATACTTTTAATGCTTGCATCTTAGATGCAGTTTTCAACTTCTTAGTAACAGTGTTCTTAGATACTAAAGCAGTTAATGTAACAGTTGCAACTGAACCTAATCCACCAATAGAGATTGACTGGTTATTAGCACCATATGTTGCTGTTAAGTTTCCACCAGAAACCTCGGCATCAACATCTATATTCTGACCATTAGCCCATGTTCCACTACCACCATTAGCTACAATAGTAAGAGTAAAGTTCTCTGAAGACATAGCACCAAATGCTTCATTCTCAGGAACTGTAAATGTAATAGAACCAGTAGTTACCGTTTTAGATGCAAAGTTTCTGTATACAAAGAATGATTCATCAGATATAGATCTCATTGTATCTTCTGGTAAGTCAAAAGATAATTCTCCATTCTGATAATCTTTCTGGAATACGAAAGGACGCATCCTTACAACATCACTATAATCACCATCACTAATAGCACCTGGATTCATTGATGATGCTGTTTCAAGTTCTGCTATCTGTGAATCATAATCAAATATTACATCAGCATCAGCAACAGTTGATTTTTTATTAATCTTAGTTACACCAATCGCTGTTGGATTTACTCTCTCAATACGAAGAGTATTTTTACCTTCAAAGTCAGACACAGTTGTAGTAATAACATCACCTGGTCTCAAATCATTTTCAAATCTTGTACGGAAACCAGTAATCTCTTGATTAGAAGCTTGGTCAATAGCAACAGTTGTACATTCAATTGGTTGAACATCATTAAGTATCCAATTGCAACCAAATCTTACTGCACCACCACCAGTATATCCAAAGGATGCTCTTGTATCAGTTAACTGATAAGTATGTGCTGCTTCTAAAGTACCAACATTAAGACCATCATGCTCTAGAATTTCACCAACTGTGAATTGACCTGAGACATGTTCCAACATAATATAATGAGTTTGGTTACCAGTATCTGCAACATAACCAGTAGCACCAGATGTCTTACCTACAATTCTACGTCCAGCAGCAATACCTGGAACTGATGCTACAGCAGAATGGACTGCATTGTTAATATTAACAGCAGTAAACATTTGGGCATCAAAAAACCACATATCATATACACCAGCACTAGCTGCAGTACCTGACTGAGAAGCATTTGATGCTGCTGTAGAAGCTGCTTGTAACTGAATACACCTACATCTACCAATCCTATTACCACCACCAGGTTCATCATTAGTGGAATTTAAAGTCCAAGTATCATATAAATCTAATGTTTGATATCCATCAGTAACACCATCACCAGAAATTTCTGGCCATCCAAAAACATCATAAACCTTTACAAAGTTACCAAGATTGAAATTGACAATTGAGTTATTACTCATGTCAAAATCTCTAGGCTTATCTACATCAACATATTGTGGTGCAATAAATTCTGTGCGATATCCTTTAACATATGCTTTACCTGGAGAAACTTCAATAGCAAGTTTCCCTTCATTAGCTAAATTACCATCAGCAGAAGTTTCATTCAAAGAATATACACCATTATTAAATCCATCATTAAGATGTTCTCTAACTTTTACATCAAAAGTATCAATTACATAGTCTCCAGACTCTTCAAAAGTCCTTCGAGCCATAGATCTCTCTAGCTCACTATATGCAGTTCTATTAACAAAATTCTCTACTCTACTCTTATTAATCCTTAATAGCTCAATAAAATCTTTATCTGCATCATCACTAATTAATCTCTTAACAAATTGTGTTTTAATTCTAAATCTATGACCACCTGGTGCAGAATAGTTTGAAGTACCAGCAGCATTATCATTCAAACTCTCATCATCTTCTGGAGTTATAATAGATTCTAAAACTTCTAAACCAACCCTATAAGATGGATTGTTACCATACTGATCTAATAATAGATATGCAGTAGGAACATTTATAAAATGCCCTCTAATATAATAGACACCTTCACTAATATAAGCAGCAGATCCAACCTCAGTAGCATTTACTGGAAGTAACTGTGCAAATGGAGTCCCAATTTCAATAAGAGTTGATCCAAATGTAATCTCTTTATCGGCAATTAACTGCTCATTAATTAGAAAAGTCTTGGATGCTGTTGATGATGTAGTATCACCAGAATCAATATACTTAACATATAACGTTATATAACCTTTCTCGGATTCAGTAGCAGAAATACTATAAAGAACTTTTGCCCTAACACCTGTTGTCAAACCTTCAATAATAGATCCATCTAACTGTTCTCTATACGTTTCAACTTCACTACCAAGGAATGACTCTTGAATTAATATTGCTTGTACATTTAAGTCGTAACCAACCTGTCCTGGAATAACCATTGCACCTTCTTTGAAGGTTGCAGTTCCCATAGACTCAATTTGATTCTGCAGAATACTCTGCATTGTTGTAAGTTCCCTTGCCTGTATAGGAAATCCAGGTCGGAACAGCACTCGATAAAAATTCTTATCTTTATCAAAGTCGTCGTAATACGGTGTTACGTTTAAGTTAGTATTTTGTGCCATTCGGTTAGAACTCGATTACGATTTTAATGTCTTCTACTTGGTCGTTTGCACGACTGATTGATCTTCTATTATCTATGTATACAACCTGACCACTATTTGACTTAATCTCTGGTTTAGCATATCCAGAGTTAAATTTCATACCAAGATCATATTCAGTATTGTTAATAGTTCTAGAAGAGGTATTTGGTACAGCAGGGAAGTTAACATCTGGTTGTCCAGCAGCACCCGAAGTTGATCCACTAATAACATTAGATCCATCAAATTCGTTTTGAGTACCTGTAACTTCAGGGAAAATACCATCAACAGCATTCTGATAATATTTCAAAACTTTAGTTGTAGCATTCCATGAAATAACTCTTGCACGAGAGGTAACATTTGTACCACCAACAACACGTGTCTGGGTGATGATTTCATCAGGAACGTAATTACCTTGGAATGTTGGTGCAAAAATAACTGCTTTAGTAGCAGAAACCGTTAAATCAGAAATCAACTCAGTTGTACCAAACTTGAGTGGATTTGTGATTAAACCAATACGACGGTAATCATTGTCAATAGGGAAGTCACCAGCACCCTCATCATATGAGAGTTTAGCATTAATCATAACTCGGAATGCACCAAGTTCAACAATAGTATCATTTCCATGACCACCTGGAGGAGGAATGATCACATCGACTTGACCACCTTGACCAGTACCAATACCAGTAATATTATCAACAGAAATTTTACCAAAGGTATATCCAGTACCACCAGAAGTAACGGTAGCAGAAATGATCTTACCACCATCAACAACAATACTAACCCTACCGCCAGTTCCATCACCATTAATGGCGACGTTATCGTAAGTGCCGTTGTTGTAACCAGCACCAGCAGCAGTAATAACAATAGTGTCAATTTCACCCTCAACTGCGTTCGTTTTCACTGCGTCATTAGTAAAGACTGGCATATAGTCATTACTAAAAAACTTAAGAACAGATGCAACTGGAATAGTATACATATACTTCCAACGATAACCATCACCAGTTGTAACAATAGAGGTACTAGTACCAGTAGGTTCAACTGTAGAGGGTTTTCCGTTAGGATCGCTAGGAGATGTTCCGTTATAGATGCACTTATAAACTTGATACTGAGAATTTACAACATAAAAATCAGAATCATATAGTTTAGTAGCACCAGAGGCAGCAGTTCTACTAGGAGAATAGTCATGTCTGTACATGTCATAGGTAAAACCTAATCCACCAGTAGTTTGTTCTGGGGAAACCCAGTCAATCCTACGAGCAACCTGTACTGTATCAGCAGCAAGAACTCTTTTCAGAGAGATCATATCATCATATGATCCAGAAAATTCTGCAAAAGAATCTACTGCTTGCGGTGGTGAGTTTTCATTGTCCCAACTTTGTGGTCTTCCAATGAATAAGTATATGCGATCACGAGAAGTTCCAGCAGCATCATCACTTTGAGTCGCATCTGGACCTTCAAGAGCTTTTATGAATTTCTGTGCCGAAAATATTCTAAATTGATCAGTTAATAGAGCTGCCATTTCCTAGTGACTATTGTCCTCTTGTTTATTTATGTGTATTACGAACGGAGTTGTGCAGAATACTCAATTCTACTGAGTCTATAAGTAGCACCACCGTTACCCATTATATCTTCTCCACCCATAACTACTTGAGCAGCTGCTCCACTTCCAGTAGAATCACCAACTGCATTAACGAAAGTTACTGTTGGGTGTGTATTATATGTATTGTCAACAGATTGCACAATTCCATAACCACCATTGACAATAGTACATGAAGCAACTTGGTCTTGTGCAGATGTTAAATTAACAGTTGCTGTACATTGTATATCACCAACATTCTCAACTGTTACTGTTGGAACTGCTGTATAGTTAGTACCTGGACTTTGAATTATAAAATCAACCACGGTACTATCATGTGAAAACTCATACAAGTATCCACCTATACCTACATTAACATTACCAGTATTAAACGGAGTTATATCCTGAACTATAAGTACAGAATTAACTGGATCCCAAGAAACTACAGTTGCTCTAACACCAGAAACAGATCCAGTAACAATTTCGTTAACACCAAAATTCAATCCATTAGAAAGATTAGGATCTAAGAATAATTTTATAAGTGCAGTATGTGGAACACCATCAGTTAAAGTACCTGCATCACTAACTGTAGCATACTTAAATGGCAAACTACCATCTTTAACCTGATCACCAACTTGGAATAGGGTTGTATTTTGACCACCTTGGGTTTCTTCAATACCATACAATGAAGTATGGATACCACCATCAAGATTTATTTGATTTTCATAATCAGTTCCTGCATTAACAAGATCTATAATTCCATCTCCAGCACCATCTAATTCATCGTTGTCTTCAAATTCTTTATCTATTATTTGAGATATTGGTTCTGTTAAAGCTATAATAAATGCACCTTCAGATGAATCTACATCTAAAAGAACATGAGGATTAAATCCACCTGGAGCAGATGCTGCAAGACCAGCATCAAATTGAACAATAGCATCTTCAGTTGATGGTATTCCAGCATCAATAAATGCCAATTCATCAACTTCAAATGTTACTAATAATTCTCTAGTTGTTGGATCCCAGTCATATACCTTTGCAACCTTATTACCTTCATTTTCAATTTTTCTAATAACTCTATCATTAACATTAAACTTATAAGTTGAATTACCCTCACCATCAATCTGTCCAGCATCAAGAACAATTCTCTGGTCAAAATTAAAATTAACTCCTCTAGTTAAACCAGAGAATTTACCTTTAGATTTAGCAGTATATGCAATGGTTTCTTTGTTAAGAATTAATTCACCAGAACCAGGGAAAGCATCAGTAGAATCAACATACAATTCAGTATCAGATTTTAATACATCCTTAACAAGACCAGTGAGGAAACCAGCAACAGAATTGTATGCCTGTCTTGCTCTTGACTTACGTTTTAAGTTAACTAATTTTGTGAATATTACTTTAGGTTGATCAATATATCCGCTACCTGGATCTGTAATTTCAATATCAGTAATAACACCTTGAGCAACTTTTGCTATAGCTTTAGCACCAATACCTCCACCACCATTAATAAGAATATAAGGAGGTTCTTGATAATATTCACCTTCATCTACAATATTAATATTAGTAACTCTACCAAGTACATCAATTTCAGCAGCACCTTGAGCACCTTGTCCTCCACCACCTTCAAAGATAAGTGTTGGTGGTGTAGCATAATCTCTTCCACCTTGTAATAGTGATAAACCTGTAACTGTCTGTACAGTAGGTGTTCCTGTAGCACCAGTACCCTCTCCACCTAATATTCTTGCAGTTGCTGCACCAAAATAATTATCACCTTTTTTGGTCATCTTAACATAACTGACAGTACCATCAGTATTCAATACAACATCTCCTGCTGCACCATCTGGGAATGTATCTGGTTGAGCAGGGACAATATCACCCTCAAACAATGGAGTACCATACATTGTTGGTCCAATTGCATAAGGATAAGTTGGAACACCACTACCGTTTTCTGTTAAGAAATAAGCATAAGTTCCATTAGGATACTCAGGAGTAACAGCAAATTTACCATTATGTTCATCCAAAGTACCAACACTAGTATCCCAAATATAATCTTGAACTAAATCTCCAATTACATATCCATCTTGAACTGTTCTTATACCAATACCAGAAGTTGTATAACCAAAGGTATACAAAGCAAGAGGTGCAGTTACAGGTACTTCAAATCTTATCTCTCTTGCAGTAGCAGTATTAAACCCACTAATATAAGCACTATAAGTTACTTCGGATCCTTCTAACCAATAGGTAATACCTGGTCCTTCAAAAAGATATGTTGTATCTGGTGGAGTACCAGCATGCCATCCATCATCAGTAGTAGATATTAATAACTGTTCATTATCATTACTAGAATCATTCTGTTGGAATACATATGTTTTTCCTCTCCATAAACTTAAGAAAGGAACAGTGCTACCATCGATATTAAACTCACCATTAGCAACTGTTACAGCATAAGTTATAGTTTCTGCAGTAACTACATCGGGTCTAGCACCAGCTAATTCATCACCTACTCTATATCTAAATCCAGTAACTTCTCTAGCAACGGTATTAGTACTATCATATCCATAAGGTCCGTAAATAGGATATCCATCAAATGCCATTCCTAATATCTTAGAATGACCATCAGCATGCCGTGAATAATCTATAGTAGAAGGATCAGATTCATTACTCTGATAATAGTCTGTAATATAATAATCATTAGGTAAAGGATCATCATCTATTTCTAGATCCAAAGTCATATATCCTTCATGACCTTCATACCCAGACATATATCTGTGATACTTACAGTAATAATATATTCTACTATTTTCATCACCATTCATTATGAATAAAGGTTTAAACTCATTTTCATAATCTGTAGATGGTGCTTCTGTTATTCCTGTACTCTTATAATATAAACTACCACCATTTAACAACCCATCCTGTGTGGTACTAAACTGCATAGGATGTCCATGAGGATGATGATCAGACGGTTGATTAGTTGAATCGGATTGATTCCAAATAATTAAATAATTTCTCTGTACCTTAATATTTTCTGGTGCAAAATAATATTGTCCCTCAACAAAAGGACCAAACTCTGTAGAATCTGGACCAAACTCAATATAAAAAATACCGTTAGTTAACGTTGTTGGTGGTTCTAATATTTTAAAACTAAACCCAGTAGATCCTAAAACAACATTATTCTCAGCAAACACATCAGACCCACTTATATTTCTAACATAGATGTGGGTTATAGTTCCTAAATTATTTCTTACAATCTTTGCAATTTCTGCTTTAGCAGTAGTAGCTATAGCATCTATAGTTCTACCTCTCTCAACTACACCTAAAGTTTCATCAACATTACCAACTTCAAACATCAAGTTATCAAATTCTGTTTTAATGTTCCAAGTAAAAGGTCTAATCTTACCCCAATCAAACACACCATTATGTTCAGCAAACTCAGAAATCAATCTAGATGATTGATAGTAATAAGTATTACCATCTACTACTGCATCAGAAGAAGTGTTACTTTTAATATGTGAATGTTTAACTGCATCAATTGAAAATCCAGGAGTAGGATTTCCAGCTTGACCCCATTCTGGAGTATGAAGTTGAACTCCATTTGCCATTATACCTAATGACTTATTAAGTTGCTCTTGTCTAGCATCAGGATGAGGAGCATCTTTACCACCCCTAAAAATATAAGTTTGATCAAATGAACGATCTACTAATGATCCACCACTACTAACTGCACCAAAAGTAGCAGACTTAAAGGTATGAGCACTAGTATTAGTTGCAGGAGCAACACCCAATACTTGTACGGTAATAGTTGTAGATGTTGTAGAAAGAATTGGTATAGCAACACCTGCTACTGGATCAGTTGCACGAGGATATGTATGATCAGTACCATGATCATCTAAAGCACAAGTAAACGTTAATGAATCTGTTGCAATCTTAATACTATCACCTGTAGTATAACTATGACTACCAATGGTCATTTCCATTAAACCAGTAGTAGGGTTGTAGTTAATTGCTGAAGGTGTATACTGAGCAAGAGTACCACCAGATCCACCACCAGGAGCTCTTTCTGCTAAAAGGGGTGTTGGTTTTGGATGATTATCACTTTGTATTCTTAATCTATCACTATTAGAAGTGAATAATCCAGTTGTAGGTGAATTGGGATGTGACTGCCATATCCTATTAATATCAAAAGATTGTATGACAGTTGGTGTATCTTGTGTTGGTATTATTTGCAATCTAAGAGGATCATATCCAAGACCTCTTTCTAAAACTCTAACATGAACTATCCTTCCAGATAACTCATCAATAATTGGATATAGAAGTGCTTCCTGTGTCGGAGTACCACAACCAGTAACAGTTAATCTTGGAGGATTGGTTATATCATAACCTTCACCACCATCAACTACTTGTATTGCACGAACACCAAATTTTTCATCAAATATGGGTTCAATTACAGCACCGTATCCAGGAACAGTTCTTGTTGACATATCTTATTAACCAACTACGTTAATAGTTCCTTGCATTGCTGCATGGAGTGTACATTGATAATAAAGAGTACTTGGAGCATCCATTGGAACTGTCCAATAAAGAACTGCAGTTCCACTACCAGTCTGACCTGTAGTATAAGGAGTTCCAGTTAAACCTTGAGTACTTTGAATTCTAAATGGGTGTGCAGTTGCTTGGACAGTATTATCAAAAGCATATGTTAGACCTCTCATAACATAAAGAGTTGCATCAGCAGTAGCAGATGCAAATCCAGGTCCATTAAACGTATAATCTGATGCACCATTAGCATTCAATTCCCACCATGTAATAGGACTTCTAGTCGCAATCCAATTAGTACCATTAAAGAATAGTGAATCACCTTGAACTGCTCCACTCAAATCAGTATCAGTTAATGCTGATAGCGTAGTAGTTAAAGTACCACTGAAATCTACTGTTAATGTATCCCCAACAACTGTCGTTGTTATATTAGTTCCACCAGCAATAGTTAACGTATCTGCCTGTGCATTTGCTGTTGTAGATCCAGTATCACCATCAACGGTGGCCCATGTATTCAATGATGAAAGACCAGATTCATCATCTTGAGGAGTCCATTTACCAGCAGATGAACTCCACTTTAAAACTTGTAAATTTGTAGGAGCAGCAGTTGTTGTATCTACATCCCCTAATAAATCAATACTAGAATATTCAGTTGCTATCTTTGCTCTAACATCCCCAACACCACCAGTAGTGATATTAATATTCACATAAGGATTATCATCACCATCAACAGTGAAAAAATAACCTCCGTAAGATGCAGCAGAAGGTGCATTTCCTAATGCGGAAAATTCATTCTTATACTTAACTTTGGTTGGCATATCAATAACACCATCCGCACCTGCAAAAGTATTAGTAATACCACCAACACCAATAGTTAAATTACCAGTACCATTTGCAGCAATATTAATATTGCCATTACTAGAAGAAACTATAGAGTTACCATTAACGTCTAATGATGATGTTAAATTAGCATAGTCAGATGGAGCGAATTGAGATCCATTGTACCTTAATACTTGCCCTACTGCAGGGTTAGTAACATCAACAGTTATATTAGTACCATTACCAATAGCAGAATATATTTCATTAAAATTATCGTTTATCTTGTCGCCTCCACCACGCAGGGTATCCCCTGTGTTATCATTAGCTACCGTACCAAGATTTAGTGATTGTTTGGCCATTACTCGCTACATTTTTTAGTTATTTATGGTGTTTCAGGGTCTACCTCTTCTTCACCGTATAGGCTAAGATCAGGTGCGTTCCAATCAAGAGGAACAGTTGTTTCAACTTCAACTTTTGGATCCTTATATCCAGATCCAGCATTATTCATTTCAACACCTGCAACCCCGATCAATGCTCTGATGTTTCCATCAAATCCAGATATAGAATCGATTCTAACATTCGGTCTGGTTGTATATCCAGAACCACCAGATGTTACCTGAACATCATTGATGAATCCTGCAGTCAGAATAGCAGTTGCCTTAGCATCTTGTCCGAATACAGATCCAAGATAGTCGAAGGTGATTAAGGAGTTTGATGATTCAATAACAGCAACTTCTCTGTCTGATGTCTCACCTTGGATGTCAATAAAGTCACCAGGTTCGATAGGTGGTACAACTTCAGCAGCATCAACGTCTGCCTCAGAACCAACGTAGGAGAAGGCAACGAATGTTGATCCTACACGAGGAATTTCAGAGAAGATAATTCTAGAACCAACGATCTCGAAACCTACACCTGGTTCCTGTATAACACCATTCAGAGAAACGATGATGTTATTTTCTGGACGTATAGTTGAAGATTGAACACCCTCAGTTAGAGTTAGTGAGTAGAATACATCATTACGCTTGAGGTTAAATGACTGACGTAAGGAGTCGAACTCGAATGAAATATCATCCAACTGTCTCAACTTACCTACGTAGAATCCTGTGAAAGATGCACCCTCTTCTGGTGGTTCTGTAAACTGGATCTTATCTGAGTATGCAGTATATGCATTAGTACCACCTGGAGGTTGTAGAATACCATTAACGAATACGAGGAGATGACCTTCTGGATCTGGTAGGTACTGAGTACCATTATCAATTGATAATGGGAATATTGTTGTTTCACCATCAAATCCCTTGAATGCTCTCTTCACACGTGCAACCAAATCAACCTTAGATATAACAGCAGCTCTATATCCATCCTTACTAATAACATAATCTTTCAAATCAAATGCTCCTCTAATATCACTTAGATAAAGTCTCTGATTAATTCCAACTGTTCTTATATCTTGTACCAATGCTGCTGCTTGACCAGATTGTACAACTCTTGTTATAACAGATGCATAACCAACTGGGAAGTTATTTCCTATACCATAGTCACCTACGAGATCACCATTAGCAAAGTTACCTTGATATTCAGCAACGTATATAAATCCACTGCCAAGATCAACCTCTGTGATAATACCCCAAGTATTAAAGTCTTGGATACCACCATTAACCTTATAAAGTCTGTTACCAACAGTGAATTGATCCAATCCACTTACTACCGTTACACCAAGGCGAGTATATCCAGCAGATGCAACTCTATCACCAACAGTAATATCAAGACCAGCAAACTTACTTACTTCGATATATTGTCTAGAAACCTCTGGATAAACAACAGAAGTATGTTCAAACAATGCAGTCATTGAAGCAGTATCAACTGTCAAAGTACCACCAGTATTATCAAGTACAGCAGCTTCTGTATTTGCAAATACTATAGGAGTTGCTTCAGCACCACTATCATATCCCTTGAATGGAATATCAGCATCAAATGAACCCCTAAGATCAATGATATGAATACGATCTTCTATAGCAGATACAGTTCCTTTAACGTTAGAAGTTTGACCCACTACAACATCAGCAACTGCCCAAGTTCCTCCAGTTACGACAACATCAAGATACTTGAAGTTATCATCATAATGATATCCATATACAGTACCATTAACAGCAGCATCACCAAATTTCTGAACAACTTCGTTCATAGTGAATGGTGGCTGAAGAGTTACTAACTGATCTGCATCATCTGTAATATCACCAGTAATACGTAATCTCTTATAGATCTTAACAATCTTACCTTCGTTAACAGTTACTGTTTCAACTTCTCCAGATGCACCTGATGATAATCCATATATTTGATCAGCAGGATTTAATCCACCACCAACACCAGTTGGTAAACTTCTATTACCATAAGTGTAAGTAGGAACAGTAA